ATATGGGAGTGTGTAAAGATCCAGTTTCTTGTACACTGCTTTATTAAAAACATCAAAATTTCTGATCTTGATTTAAGCTGTCTTTCTATGCTTGCTATTCAAGGAGAAACAGATTTAACAGATTTTTGTAATACTGCAGCCGATAACAATATCTTCGGCTGCAGTCAATCTGTTAGAAATGCTGTGGCTAAGGCTGAGAGAAAGGGTCTCATAGAATTTACTAAAGTAGGAAAGAGCAGAAAAAAAATTAAGATTTCAAAAGAGATTGTTATCCAGACTAATGGTAATATCCTATTAGACTATAAATTTATAAGAATTGAACCCGAAAAAAGCGAAGGAGCTCAGTAATCTAACTGCTGCAGAGTTTGGATTAGACAAGGAGATGGTAGATGATATCCTAGATTTTTACTGGGTAAAAGTCAGAAAGATGCTAGGAAACATAGAACATCCCTATATAAGACTTCCTAATCTTGGTACCTTTTCTATTAGATATTATAATCTAGTAAGACAAATCAGAAGGGTAGAGAATATCCTAGAACAACCAGCACCTACATCTTTTCAAAAGTATATCTACTACAATAGTCACAAACAAAAGATAGATAACTACAGAAGAGCGCGGGGTATTATTGAAGAGTATATCACAAAGAAAAAACAACACATTGATGCTAAGCAAAATAAAAAGAATCTGGAAGAGTAAATGGTTAATCCTTGAGGGGGTCTTTAACTATTACTTTACCCGTAAAAAGATTGAGAGAATTGCTAGTTATAGAAATGAGATATGTAGCACATGTCCTTTAATAGATCTCAAAGGAGATAAATGTGAGGTACCCGGAACTCAGCCATGCTGCAGTGATTGTGGCTGCTCTCTTAAATATAAAACTCGCAGTCTATCATCATCTTGCCCTAAAGGTAGATGGTTTGCAGTAATGACTGAAGAAGAAGAAGATGACTTAAACGCTAAACTAGAAAACCATGGCGATAGTATTTAAACCTGAGACTCATAGCTACACTAGCATTGATCCTAATGATAATATCATATGGACCAGTGTAACAGGTGTCATATCTAAATATAAGAAGCCATTTGATGCTGATGTCATAGCAGCCAAATCTGTTAAGAACAAGAAGAGCAAATGGTACGGTATGACAGAAACTGATGTGAAAGATGCTTGGAAAAATGAGTCTCAAAAGGCTGTTAATCTAGGCACCTGGTATCATAATCAGAGAGAGCTTGCTTACACATCCTGTAGCACTATAGAGAAAGATGGTTCTATTATACCAATATTTAAGCCTATTGAAACAGATGGGGTTAAAAAAGCACCTGAACAAAAACTTGCAGATGGTATATATCCTGAACATATGGTGTATCTTAAGAGTGCTGGACTATGTGGACAAGCAGACAGAATAGAAGTAATTAAAGGAACTGTCAATATATATGATTACAAAACTAATAAAGAAATTAAGACTGAGTCTTATGTTAACTGGGAAGGAGTTAGCGATAGAATGCTTGCTCCACTCCATCATTTGGACGATTGTAATCTTAACCATTATGCATTACAGCTAAGCCTCTATATGTATATGATCCTTAAGCATAATCCCAAACTCAAACCTGGGAAAATGATTATAGAACATATTATATTTGAGGAAGCTGGTAAGGATGCTTATGATAATAGAGTAGTACTTTATGATGAATCAGGAGAGCCTGTTGTAAATAAAATTGTAGAGTATCCGGTACCTTATCTTAAAAATGAAGTCATAAGTATAATAAACAATTTGAAAGATGCTAGTTAAGTTATTTGATATAGAGAATAAGGTGCTTATACCAAGTGAGAGTTGCTATGCACTACCCACTTTAAAAAGAATTATGGATGAGTATCCTGATAATTATATTAAGGTATATCAGTATTTGTTTTACATGAGCTGCCCAAACCCAGATATAAATCCTTTCTTCCATATTGCGGATGATGACAAAGAAGAGATTATATTAGCAGAAATAGATGCAGACTTTAGTTCTGAAGATGACTACATCCCCGGAGCATTAGAGTTCTGCAAGAAGTTATATGAAACACCAACCTCTAGAGCTTACAATGGTATTAAACAAATGCTTGATAGACTTGGTCGGTATATGGAAACAACAAACATTACTGATGGTAGAGATGGTAATCTTACAGCTCTTGTTAATGCTGCATCTAAGTATCAACAAATCCGCGAGGCTTATAAAGGTGCGTACAAAGATCTTCAAGAAGAACAGGCGGGACGTGCGCGCGGGGGTGCCGGACTTGCTTATGACCAAATGTAATCAACATGCTACAACAAACTGATATAGAAATTCCTACATGGGAAAATGGAGAGTGGTCAGTAACTACTTTTCCAACCCGTGATGATTTTAAAGTGTTTGTTGAGAGCATATTTAAAGAGCCCGGTAAATATGAGTTTGATGAGACTAGTAAAATGTTTAATGAACAAGCTAGACATTTTAATCAATTCAATTTTTACTGTAAAGCTCCTCAAGGAACTAAAGACTTTATTGTATACTGGAATGACCAGAAGAATAAATGTAGGGTAGGTACTATATATAAAAGTAATAATAATACCTGGTACATACCTCGTGACTATTACATGTGGTTAAACTTCTTACCTATCTTCAATAAAGAAATCCAGAAGTTTGGATTTGCCGAGGTGCGTGATGCTCAGTATCACTTAGCCCTATATGAATGTCTAGCAGAGTTGAACTATAGACATGCTGCTATTCTTAAAAAACGTCAGATTGCATCATCATACTACCATGCTGGTAAGCTAATTAATCAGATATGGTTTGAAGAAGGGGTTACCCTTAAGATGGGTGCTAGTCTTAAAGACTATATCAATGAGAAAGGTACTTGGAAGTTTCTTAATGAGTATGAAGCATTCTTAAATCAACACACAGCTTGGTACCGCCCTATGAACCCTAATAAGGTTATGATGTGGCAACAGAAGATTGAAACAGTATCTGGGCCACAAAAGCGTAAGTCTGAAGTAGGTCTCAAAGGCGTAATGCAAGGGATGTCCTTTGAGAAAGATCCTACTAACGGAGTAGGGGGACCGTGTAAGTACTTCTTCCATGAGGAAGCGGGAATTGCTCCTAAGATGGATACAACCTTTGAGTACATCCGCCCTGCTATGAAATCAGGGTTCATGACTACGGGTATGTTTATTGCTGCAGGATCTGTAGGTGATTTGTCTCAGTGTGAACCACTTAAGAAAATGATTACTAGACCGGATGCTAATGATATCTATAGTCTAGAGTCTAACTTAATTGATGAGACTGGTGTTATAGGTAGAACAGGATTATTTATTCCTGAGCAATGGTCTATGCCACCATACATAGACGGTTATGGTAACTCTAAAGTAGAGGACGCACTAAAAGCATTGGATGAGCAATTTGCTGAGTGGAAGAAAGATTTAGATCCTCAAGAGTATCAACTCCGTATATCTCAGCACCCTAGAAATATTAAAGAGGCCTTTGACTTCAGATCTGTATCTGTATTTCCGTCTCATTTGATAAATGCGCAGGCTAGAAGAATTGATGATAAGATCTATGCCTACGAGTATCTTGATATATATAGAGATCTAAGCGGTACACCAACAGTCACCGGATCTAACAAACAACCAATCTCTGAATTTCCTATTACTAAAAATACTGAGGATAAAACTGGATGCTTAGTAGTTTGGGAAAGACCTGTTAAAGATCCTGAGTTTGGGATGTACTATGCATCTGTCGATCCCGTGGGTGAAGGTAAGACAACTACCTCAGAATCATTGTGTTCTATCTATGTGTACAAGACTGCTGTTGAGGTTACTAAAAGAAACATGGATGAGGTAGAAACCTTTATTGAGAATGACAAGATTGTAGCTGCATGGTGTGGTCGTTTTGATGATATTAATAAAACACATGAGAGATTAGAATTAATTATTGAGTGGTATAATGCCTGGACTATTGTGGAGAATAACATTAGCCAGTTTATCAATCACATGATTAATAAAAAGAAACAGAAGTATCTTGTTCCTAGATCACAGATATTATTCTTAAAAGATCTTGGTGCCAACGCAAACGTATTCCAAGAGTATGGTTGGAGAAATACTGGTACTTTATTTAAGAGTCACATGGTAAGTTATGCCATTGAGTTCTTAAGAGAAGAGCTTGATCAAGAAGTTACAGATGATGGAAAAGTTTTAAGAACCACCTATGGTGTAGAGCGCATTCCAGACATAATGTTACTCAGAGAAATGATGGCCTATAGAGATGGCGTCAATGTGGATAGACTTGTTGCATTTGCAGCTTTAGTTGCTTTTGCAAAGGTTCAACAAGCAAATAGAGGCTATAAAAAGCGTTTTGAGGAAACTGGAGGCGCAAAAATCTTGGATAACAGCAAGAATTTCAGTAAATTAAATATGAGCCCTTTCCGTCACATAGGCGGATCTGGTTCTGCATTTAAGAATGTTAAGATTCCTAAATCACCCTTTAAAAATTTTAGATAAGCATGCAGATATATAATGGACTTCAAATGAAGGCTGGTGCCAAGGTAGAGTACAACAAGATGGGTACTCTTAACCAGCCTATTCAGTTCTTACCGCGTAAAAAGAAAGATGATGACTGGACAGCTTGGAACCTTGACTGGTTAGAGTGGGAAGGTCTTAAGCAAGTACGTAGAAATGCACGTAGACTTATGAAGAACTATAAGCTTGCAAAAGGTATTATAGATAAGACTGACTATATTGTTGAGACAGATAATGAGTATGCTGACCTTATTGAGACTTTGACTAAAGAAGATAGCGCCGCATTAGAGCTTAAGTTTTATCCACTTATTCCAAATGTGGTTAATACACTTGTTTCAGAATTTGCAAAACGTGCAACAAAAGTAGTTTATAAAGGTGTTGATGATGCTTCTTACAATGAACAAATGGAAGCTAAACGTCTAGAAGTAGAGCAATTATTGTTAAGAGATGCACAACTTAAGATCAAGAGCAATCTTGCAACAATGGGTTTTGAGTTTGATGATCCTGCTTATGAAGAATTAGTAAGTCCTGATAAGTTAAAAACTTTACCTGAGATTGAGAACTTCTTTACTAAAGATTATAAGTCTGTAGTAGAACAATGGGCTACACACCAACACGCAAATGATATTGAGCGTTTTAAAATGGAAGAGCTTGAAGAAAGAGCTTTCCGTGATATGCTTATTACTGACCGTGAGTTCTGGCACTTCCGTATGATGGAAGATGACTATGATGTAGAATTATGGAATCCTGTACTTACATTTTATCACAAGTCACCAGACAATCGTTATATAGCAGATGCTAGTTGGGCGGGTAAGTTTGATATGATGACTGTTGCTGATGTTATTGACCGCTATGGTTGGTTGATGAATGAGGAGCAGTTGAAGTCATTAGAGCTTATCTATCCTGTAAGATCTGCCGGTTATCCTATTCAGGGTTACCAAAATGATGGTACTTACTATGATGGTACAAAATCTTATGAGTGGAATACTGAGTTACCATCTCTTGGATATCGTCAGTACACATCTATGTGGGAGAACACTAGTTCTGGTGGTGACATTGTAAAATGGATCATGAGTGAGTCTGAAGATTACTTTGATATGGGTATGACTAACTTGCTTCGTGTAACTACTTGTTATTGGAAGTCACAAAGACGCGTAGGTCACCTTACAAAAATTGATGACTTAGGTAATGTTACTGTAGATGTTGTTACTGAAGATTACGATGTAGTAGATAAACCTATTTATGATACAAATCTTGTTAAGAATAAAACAAAGCATAATCTTATTTTTGGTGATCACATTGACTGGATTTGGATTAATGAAGTGTGGGGTGGCGTTAAAATCGGACCTCACCAACCGTCTTTCTGGGGCACTAAATCACCCGGTGGCATTAATCCTATATATCTTGGTGTAAATCAAAATAACATTAAGCCAATTAAATTCCAGTTTAAAGGGGATAACTCTTTATATGGTTGTAAGCTTCCTGTAGAAGGTTCTGTATTCTCAGACCGTAATACAAGATCTACTTCTTTGGTAGACTTGATGAAGCCATTCCAGATTGGATATAACATTGTAAATAACCAGATTGCTGACATCCTTGTAGATGAATTAGGAACTGTTATCTTATTGGATCAGAATGCTTTACCTAAACATTCACTAGGTGAGGACTGGGGTAAGAACAACTTGGCTAAGGCTTATGTTGCAATGAAGAACTTCCAGATGTTACCATTGGATACTTCTATTACCAATACAGAGAATGCACTTGCTTTCCAACATTATCAAAAACTTGACCTTGAGCAAACTAACCGTTTAATGTCTCGTATTCAGTTAGCTAATTACTTTAAGATGCAGGCATTTGAAGTTGTGGGTATTACACCACAGCGTCTAGGTCAGCAAATAAGTCAAGAGACAGCAACCGGAGTTGAGCAATCTGTTAATGCTAGTTATGCACAAACAGAGGTGTACTTTATCCAACACTGTGATTACTTGATGCCGCGTGTACACAGAATGCGTACAGACTTAGCTCAGTTTTATCACTCAACACAACCATCAGTTAGATTACAGTATATCACATCTAATGAAGATAAAGCTGTATTTGAAACTAATGGTACTGATTTATTGCTAAGAGACTTTAATGTATACTGCACAACTAAAGCTAATCATAGAGCTGTATTAGAGCAGATCAAACAATTAGCTGTACAGAACAATACTACTAATGCTACTATCTATGACTTAGGTAATATCATCAGATCTGAGTCTATTGCTGAAGTTACAAGTATCTTGAAGAAAGCTGAAGCTAAACAACAAGCTCAGAAGCAAGCAGAGATGCAGCAAATGCAACAAATGCAGGAACAACAAATTCAGGCTAAGCAGCAAGAGGCTAAGATGAAGATGGAGTTTGAGGCTAGCGAGAATGATAAAGACAGACAAGCTGCTATTATCCAAGCTCAAATCAAGTCTGCAGGATTTGCATCTACCCAAGATATTAATCAGAACCAACAGAGTGATTATATAGATGCAATGGATAAGTTAGAAAACACCGATCTATATAGGAGAAACACAGATCTTCAAGAGGCTCGTGATAATAACCAAAACATTAATGCTACTAACAAATTGCAATTAGAGAAAGAAAAACTAAATACGCAAAAAGATATAGCAATGACTAAGTTGCAGATAGCTAGAGAGAATAAAAACCGCTTTGATGTTGCGGCAGAAGAATAGTGTTAGCTATATAATCAACTTTAATTTTTGAGATTTTAAAATCTTAAAAGTTTATTTCGGTAAATTTGTATATATTGATATTGTAAAACCAACAAACTATGAGTACTGAAAATACTAATGACGTAACGCAAGTTAGTCAGGTAGAATTAAACCTAGATGAAATTCTAGGAACCCCGGGAGCAGAAAACGTTGTGCTTCCAGAGACAGAAAAAAAGCCGAGTTTATTTTCTCAGCCAACAACTGATCTCTCCTTCCTTGATAATTCTGATGATGAAGGATCAGAGAACAACCCAAAAACTGATACAATTGATGACGTTATAAAAGACTTAGAGCCTGAAGAAGATTTCTTAGGTGATGAGCCTAAGACTCAAAAGTCTGGAGGACGTCAGAAGATTGATAAAAGTGGTATGGCAGAACTTGTTAATAAGCTTATTGAGAAAGGACAAATTGTTCCTTTTGATGATGATAAAGCTCTTGATGAGTATTCTATGAAAGACTTTGAGGAGTTACTTGAAGCTAACTTTCATGAGAAAGAAAAGGAGATACGTGAAAAAACACCTGTTGAATTTTTCCAAGCCTTGCCACAAGAATTACAGGCTGCTGCAAAATATGTAGCTGACGGTGGTGATGACTTAAAAGGATTGTTTAA